TCCCTCTGTGAAGACCTTAAATTTGCAATGTTTATTAACAGCAAAGAAGAAGCACACGTTCAATTGCCTAAACATAAATTAATAATGGCACGATTCAAACAGGTTGATTGGTGGAGTGGTTTTCCAGATACCTCTGGTTATAGAGGATATAAAAATTCATGACTGAAGATAACTATATGCCGAACTTTGAATGGCATCGTGGATACTCTTGGAAATAATTAATTTCAAATAGTTAGTTTTTACATAATTCCTTGTATATATAGAGATAATTATTCTTAAAGGAGTACGTATTATGGCTATGCAGTTTGATGTTGTTTGTAATGAATGTTCAGCATCCTATATTATTAAACACGAATTAGATAAACGATTATATGAGATTGAAGAGGATTTGTGTCTATTTTGTGGCACAGATAATATAGAAATAGAAATAATTGAAGATGAATGAACTATATTGGCATTGACTATAGTATGACATCACCTGCGATATGTATTTTCAAGGGTGATGAATTTTCATTTGATAGATGTAAGTTTTATTTCGTAACAAACAGATTAAAATTAAATGATGTATTCTGTAAAGGAAAGATTACAGGAATCCTAATGCCTGAGTATAAAAACGATATAGATAGGTTCGACATATTGTCAGATTATATGATGGACTCAATATTATATAATTGTCGTTCTAAGGGTATTAGTATAGGACTAGAAGATTATGCAATGGGTGCTAGAGGACGTGTATTTGGTATAGGTGAGAATACTGGAATATTAAAATACAAATTAAGAGAATACCCCCTATTTACATATCCACCAACAGTGATAAAGAAATTTGCAACTGGTAAAGGGAATTCAAACAAAGAAGTAATGTATGATTACTTTACAAAAGAGACTGGAGTAGACTTAAGAGACTCCTTTCCATCAAAATCAGAAAAGATTGGGAACCCAATCTCAGATATTATTGATTCTTACTATATCTGTAAGAAACTTTATCACGAAATAAATACCGAAAAAGACTTGACAATTGCCTAGAATCTTGGTATAATGGTTGTCTCTCTGGTAATAAATAATAGAAAAAGAGGGAGATAATAATGAACGAATTTATTGTAGAAATTAATTTAATATTTCTAGTGTTTATTATTGCTGTTGCATACTTCTCTTATCAAAGAGGATACAAAGAAGGTGTAGAAGCTGGTATGAATACAATAATTCGTGACATTCGTAATGTCGTTGGATGTGTTGTACACGACATTATTAGAGGTTCAAATCTCACTAAAGACGAAGCTGCTGAGCTGAGGGATGCTGAGATAAGAGTTGATTATGAAGATGAAGATGATGATGAAAAATAATATAGGAAAACCATATGATGATTAGTATTGATGAAATGAAGAAAGAATTGACGACAAACATTGTGAGTGTAACATTCACAAAAGTAGATGGTTCAGAACGTGTAATGCGTGCCACACTTGATCCACAATATCTCCCACCACAAGTTGGAGATTCAACAACCACACGCAAAGTAAGTACTACTTCACTCCCAGTATGGGATGTTGATAAGAGTGCTTGGCGTTCTTTTAAGGTATCTAACGTAACAGAATTTGTCGTATAGTTAACTATGCGTAAAAATGATATCAAAGTTCTATCAGAGATAGAACACGTCCTAAAACGTCCAGGAATGTACGTTGGAGACACCACACTTGGTCATCACGACAAATGGATAATGAGAGAAGGAAATATCACACAAGAATCTGTAGAGATAGTTCCCGCATTATTAAAATTGTTCGATGAGATCATTAGTAATAGTATTGATGAAGGGTTTAGAACCGACTTCAAATATGCAAATGAAATTAAAGTAAGAGTGGAGGAAAATGGAAAAATCACAATCGAAGATAACGGAAGAGGAATACCTATCGTTTTATCGGATGGTAAGAAAACTCAAGCAGAACAGGCGTTCACGAATCTCAGAGCAGGTGCAAATTTTGATGATGATGGTCACGTCAGCATTGGTACTCACGGTCTTGGTTCTACATTAGTAAACATATTAAGTAAGAAATTCGTTGCCCATACAGATGATGGTAACAAGTATTTCAAACTCGTTTGTAAGGATAACATGAATGAAATTGATGTATCTATTACTAAGAGTAAAGGTAAGGTTGGAACGAAGATTGAATTCTTTCCAGACTACGATAGATTTAATCTAGAGGGGATGACAAAGAATCACTTTGAATTGATAGAGAAGCGAGTATCAGACCTCGCTATATGCTTTAACGATATCAAATTTAAGTTTAATGGGAGATTAGTTAAGGCGAAGAATTTTAAACAATACCTGGGGCAAGTAAATGCAGTATTCGAAGCGTACGAAAGCGAGAGATTTAAGATTGGTATTTTACCGAGTTCGAGCGCGGGCTCAATTAGTTTCGTTAATGGCATCGACACTTTTAGGGGTGGTACTCACGTTGATTTGGTTACTTCAACGTTAGTAAACGAACTTAGAGATAGAATCAAAAAGAAGTGGAAGTTTGACATAAAACCAGCAGACATTAAACAGAAGTTACTGTTTGTGATAACCACTAACGAGATAGCCGACCCTAAGTTTGAGAGTCAGACTAAAGAGAGACTAACTAATAACGTATCAGAGTTCAGACACGTATTTGATGGGATGGTTGATAACGCCTTCTTAAATCGTGTTGTAAGGAACGAAGATATTATCGAGCCTATTATTGAGGCAATGCAATTAAAGCAGATGATGGCGGATGCAAGAGCATTGAAGAAGGCATCCAAGAGAGCTAAGAAGAAAAAGATTGCTGCTCATATTCCAGCAACAGGTAAGAATATTGAAGATAAGATTCTATTCTTAACAGAGGGACTATCAGCTATATCAAATCTAATTAACGTTAGAGACCCTAAGATTCACGGTGGTTATCCATTACGTGGTAAAGTTAAAAATGTTCGTGGTATGAAACCAACTGATATAATGAAGAATGAAGAGTTGTCTAATGTGATGAACATTCTAGGACTTGAGTTTGGTGAACCAGCAACTGATTTAAACTATGGTAGGATTGGTATTCTTGCTGATGCAGACTTTGATGGATTTTCAATCTCTGCTTTATTGTTTAATTTCTTTTCGAATTGGAAAGACTTATTTGATGATGGGCGTATTGTATTAGTTCGTTCACCTATTGTGATTGCAAAGAAAGGAAAATCAGTGAAGAGATTCTATTCACTTGCTGATTATAAAAACTCTAGTCTTAGTGAAGAATGGAAAATCTCATACAATAAGGGACTTGGTTCTTTAACGGTAGATGAGTATGAGAAGATGATTAATGATCCTAAGATGGAAGTAATTGAATATGATAAAGAGGGTGATAAGTCTTTAGTGACAGCGTTTGGTAAAGACTCAGCACCACGTAAAACTTGGTTAATGATGTGAGGTGAAAATGAGTAGATGGGATAAAGATGAATGGGATTTCAGTGTAGGTTGGGTAGTTTTTGCTGCCGTAGTGATGTTAATTGCTATGCTATCGGATGGTTCGGTTAGTTTGTAGTATGTTAAAGAAATAAATAATAGTAATCTAGGAGAATATTATGTTGAATGAGACATTTAAATTAGAAGATGACATTTTGGATTGTTGGAGAGTTGTAGACGACATTAGATTCGTTTCTACTGAAGTTATTGACGGTGACACAAAAATGTCAGAAGATGAGTTAGTAAATATCATGTTAGGCTTGGAACAAATATATGAAAGAAGGTTTCAAAAATTATGGAACAGTTTTGTTGGTGTATTAGAAGCGGGCAAGATGGAAAAGTCTCTCTTAACAGAGGGAAGATATGTACCAGATTATGAACCAGAGTTTGGTAAATTAGGTCCTAATGAATTTCCTGATGATGAGGCTTGGACTGAAGATAAAGATGACCGTATGAATATCATAGGTCAAAATGGCAACGATGGTTTACATTATGGGGATAACAAGGAAGCTGAGTTAAAAAAATATCATGACCGACTTAAGGATATATTAGGAGACGATAAAGACGATAATAATTATATTTAAATAATATAGGAGAGTATCTAATGATAAATGAAGAATATGAAGAAGAGATATCAGTAGCAGTTGATGATATCATAGAATTCGCTGAACACTGTTCAGAAATTATAGGTGACGAGGAAGCAGACCCAGAGGAAGTAACGTTTGCAGAATGTTATCTTGCTCTATTCACTATAGTAAGAAAGCAATGGGACGACAATGAAGACAAAGATCATTTAATTAACACAGTGGACACTAGTTTGGCTTTTCATTAAGTAGGAGACTTTTTTTGTAATGGATTACATTTCGTTATTATTCGATAAACAACAATATTTATTTTATTTACTAGGCGTAATGATATCAGCAGGTATCATTAAAGACAACAATTATTTAAACGACATCTTTAGAATCATAACTTCAAAGATTAAATCTAAAAGAGTCGTACTAACTTTAACTTCAATGGTAACCGGTGTACTGCCAATACCTGGACGTGTAACAGTGTCTGCAGGAGTATTGAGTAGTCTCGCCCCAGACAATCCTAAATCGAGATCCAAGTTTGGTATTATCGATTATTTAGCAACGCATCACTATTACCTCTGGAGTCCTCTGGAGAAAACAATTATCGTACCAATGGCAGCTCTTGGATTGAGTTACGCTGAAATGTTATCCTATACTATAGGACTATTAATCATTTCCTTATCATATATTGGATGGTATATATTTGGTAAGATGAGTGAGGATGATATTATTCTCAACGTTACTAATGAATACATTAATTGGAATAGACTGTTATTTGGCGGTCTACCTTTGTTCATTGCCATACTTGCACTAGTTTTAGGTGCAGTCCATTGGGTAGTCTTTATATCCTTAACAATGTATTATATGATGTACTCAGAGACCTATAACGTACTGAAACATATTAATTGGAAACTCTTAGGAGTGTTGGCTATAGTCATCGTTGCATCCAACTTGGCAACTGCTAACTACACTGAAATCAAATCATTTTTAGAATCATCAACAGTTCTTGATATTAATACAACTATTGGATTCTTATCTGTATCTGCTATTGCTTATGGTTCTTCATTCTTACTTGGTTCTTCAGGGAAGTATGCTGGAATAGTTGCACTACTTGCTACCATCTATGGTGTAGAATTTCTAACTTGGTTTATAGCATTAGAATTCTCAGCATATCTTATTAGTCCAACACATAAGTGTACCCACATTGGTCGAATGTATTTTGGAACGACAATGAAGAAGTACTATGCCGTAGTTGGATTGTGGACTGCCATAATGATTGGCTATGCGGCACTAGTAACTATTTTATAAATTAACTTGACATTCAGTTAGAAATAGTGTATAATATAACAAAAAGGAGAAAGATGAATAATGTATGGGCAAATTTAAAGGAAAAAGTTTCGAGTAAATTTCAACCAAAGGTTGATTGGAAATCTAAATACACATCACAAGTCAAACAATCTGACCAGTGGGAGTTTAAATATAATAAACTACATAGGCAGTTGAACGCTATCTTAGAACAAAGTAATCTTGATAGATAGATATGTAATATGCTACTTCGATGGAAAATTTAAAATCGTAAGAGCAGCAAGTAAAGAACACATTAGAAGAAAATATTCTGATGTAAAAAGTATTTTTAAAATGGGAAGTAAATAATGAGTAAAACAATGATAGTTGGAGTAACGTATAAGAAAGATAGTAATGGTAATAAGATTAGTAAGAAAAGAATGAGTCACGGAACTTATAGATGTAAACGCACACCAAATTCAAAACGTTGTAGAGAAGAACTCGGAAATAATTAACCATTACTAATACCAAGGTTATATAAATTATGTTTTAACATGATTTGTAAAAAAAGTAATATACATATAAACGTTCAGTAGTATATAATCAAAATAATGGAGTATAGAATGGAAGAGATTTCTGTCAAAAAAAGAGACGGTTCATTAGTGCCTCTCAATATAGACAAAATCCACGGGATACTTGAAATGTGTTCTAATGGTTTGAATGTGTCGGTGTCAGACACAGCAATTAATGCACACATAAAATTTGTTAATAAAATATCTACTGTTGATATACAACAGACTCTTATTAAATCAGCGAGTGAAAAGATTTCCCCTGAAGAACCAGACTACGATATATTCGCAGGTAGACTTTTAGTATCTAATATGAGGAAGGATGTGTATGGCTCATATGAACCAATACCATTCCTAGATTATATTAAAAACAACGTAAAGAAGAAGATTTACAGCTCAGATATATTCGACCACTATACAGAGGAAGAGATTGAAGAGATTGGTGAATTCCTTGATTATGAGAATGATACAAATAGAGGATATGCATCCATCGTACAGATGGAGTCTAAGTATCTAATCAAAGATGTTAAGACGAATAAATCAGTTGAGATGCCTCAAGAGACATTCATGATAATCCCAATGGTTATATTCGCTAAAGAGAATGGTAATCGTAGACGTTTGATATTAGACTTTTACAACGCACTGAAGAATGACGAAATCAGTTTGCCTACTCCAGTAATATCAGGAGTACGTACGCGTCTTAAAATGTTTAGTTCTTGTTGTAAGATTAAGAGTGGTGACTCAGCAGAGTCTATTCTAAGTACTGAATACTCATTATCAATGATGACAAGTCAACGTGCAGGAATAGGTATAGATATGGGTCCTATCCGTGGTGTACTAGCACCAGTTAAGAACAACACAGTCAGACATACTGGAGCATTACCCATACTAAAAGCAATTGAATCAACATCAAAACAGTTCACACAGAACTCGTTAAGAACTGGTGCAACTGTAGTATGCTATCCAATTTTTAATTGGGAGATAATGGATATATTGGAATACAAGAATAACCAAGGTTCTAATACTACTAGAGCAAGATTCATTGACTACTCTATTGGAGTGACAAGTATCTTTATTGATCGTTTGATGAAGAAAGAAAACTTCACGTTATTCAGTTCAGAAGATGTTCCTGAATTGTTTGAACACTATGGTGATGGAGAGAAGTTTACTAAAGCATATTTGATGTATGAAAACAAACGTGGAATTCGTAAGAAGTCACTCCCAGCACAAGAGATATTCAATAAGTTATTAAAGGAAAGAGTTGGTACTGGACGTATCTATATTCACTTCATAGACAATATCAATAATCAAGGTATGTTTAGTGAACCAGTTACGCAGACAAACTTGTGTTCTGAGATATTCTTACCAACAAAACCTATGACATTTGATGGACTAAAACGAACTAAGTTTGAGAACATTAGAGATTATGATACAAACAAAGGTCAGATTAGTCTATGCATTTTAGGATGTATTAACTTTGGTAAACTGGCAAACATAACTAGGATGGACTTACTAACTAGTTTGATGGTACGATTCTTAGACAACTTAATAGACATTCAAGAATATCCAATGGACGCGGCAGAGTATCCAACAAGAGGATATCGTTTCCTTGGTATTGGTATATCTGATTTTGCACACTTCTTGGCTAAGGGTGAAGCACGACTAGGAACAATCAAATCAAAAGAACTATCTCATAAGTGGGCTGAGAGATTCCAGTATGGACTTATTAAAGCATCGATGAATCTTGCAAAAGAACGTGGTGCTTGTGAGTACTTTGATCGTTCAGAATACTCTAAAGGGAAATTACCTATTGATACGTACAATAAGAATGTAGATAGTATTGTAGATAATAAACTGTTATGTGATTGGGAAGGATTAAGAAAAGACATCAAGAAGTATGGTATGAGAAATACAACTCTAAGTGCTATACCACCAACTGCAAGTAGTTCATTAGTATCTAATTCAACGCAGGGTATTGATCCTATTCAAAGTGTTACAGATACATTTGAGTCAGCATCATTTACAGTAAAGAGTCTTGTACCAGATTTTGATAAAGAATCTTATTATATGAAGGCCTGGGAAATGCCAGGTAACAATTCATCTGAGTATATTAAGTTAATGGCAATACTACAGAAGTTTATTGACCAGGGTATGAGTGTTAATCAATGGTATGACTTGACAAAGATTGAGGGGAAAGTCCTTGATGCAAATAGAGTAAAGCGAGATATTCTAACGGCATATAAGTATGGACTAAAGAGTTTATATTATATACGTTCCAAAGATAGAGAGAATATCTCAGAGACAATAATTGAAGATGATACGTCTGGCTGTGAGTCAGGCGCTTGTATGATTTAAGGAGATAACAGTGAGTGGAAAGATTTTCAGTTTAGGAACTACAGTAAAGAGTAAAGAGACTCGACTATTTTTAGGTAAGAATAGTCAGAACAGAAACATACAAACGTTTCACGATCCAAAGTACCCTTGGATTTTAGAATTTGCAGAAGAATTAAGAGCAATTGGTAATTGGTCAAAGAACGAGATCGACCTCTCTAAAGAGAAACGTGACTTCGATAGTTTGGATGAAGCTGGTAGACACATATTTGAGAGTGGATTAAAGTTTGCTATTGCATTAGATTCGTGTGCAGGTAGAGGACCTCTTCAACTATTCAATGATGGTGGACTAAGTAATAATCCCGAATGGGAATTGTATATCACAAACCATCAGAATAATGAGTTACTTCATAGTGAGTCATATACGGAAATGGTTCGTGCAATCTATAATGATGTTGATGAATTCATTGATTCTATTATTGATGACAAACATATTCAGAAGAGAGCCGTTTCCATTTTAGGACATTTTGACGAATCAACAAGTACGTTCGATAAGATGACTGCTAACAATATTGCAGTAGAAAATAAAATGAAGAAACCATTTCCAGAAGTAACGGAAAAGGTAATCAAGAAAGCAATCTATAAAGCAGCAATTGTTCTCAATATGTTTGAGGGTATTCGTTTCTTTGCAACGTTTGTTACTAGTTGGTCATTCAGTGAACAACCAGTTAAGTTATTCATGGGTTCATCTAATATCTTCAAACTAATCGCTAGAGACGAAATGATTCATTTAGATATGTTTCAAAGGGTTATCAAGCTATTACGTACAGATAAGGAAGAGGGATTCGTTACAGTCGCTAAAGAGATGGAAAAGGAAGTATATGATATGTTCTCTGTAGCACTAACCGAAGAAAAAGAATGGATTGAATACTTATTCTCGAAGGGTTCTCCTTTGATAGGTATGAATGAAACAATTCTGAAAGATTATATTGACTATATTTTTGCTGTTCGTATGACCAACATTGGTCTCGACCCTAGTAAATTTGGACTGTCTATAGGAGTTAATCCTGTGAGGTGGGTTGATAATTACTTAGATTCTACTAATGTAAAGTCAGCACCACAAGAGATAGAAAGTGTCAACTACGTAGCAGCTATTGATAACTCAATGGATGAAGATTTTGATTTGGATGATTTGTAAAAAAAGTTAAAAAAAGACTTGACAAAGGTTGTCAGTCGTGGTATAATATGTTTATATTAGCGGGTATCGTATATTGGTATTACCTTGGCCTTCCAAGCCAATGAGACGAGTTCGATTCTCGTTACCCGCTCCAATTTATAGGAGAAGTTAATGATTAATAAAATGCACCCAATCGGTGAAAATATACTGGTTAAACCTGATGAACCTGATACTACCACAGCAGGTGGTATTATTATAGCAGCGAATAAGACATCGACCACTGGTACAGTTGTAGCAGTAGGCCCAGGAAAATATGTTGATGGTACTTTAGTTCCAACACAAGTTAAACCATCTCATAGAGTAATGTATGCACCAGTGGAAGTATCAGAGAGTCTCAGAATGTTGAAGCTTAATGGTGTTGAATACTTGTTAATGTTAGAAAGTCAAATATTTGGGATAATTGAAGAGGGTGAGTAAGATGTGGAAACACAATTGTAAAGTGGATGGATTGATGCAAGTTGAATCTGGGAAGGAATGTAATTGGTGTGGAATGACTATTGAAGATGAGTTAAATTTAAGACATCCTAACGATGTGTTAATTAAAGATTCAGTGGAGGACCGTTGTTCAGCACAAGTTGATTTTGAGGATGAGTATTGGAAATGAAGATGTTTCAGAACGAAGGATACAGTTTGTTTAATGATGATTGTTTGAATGTTTTAAAAGACATTGACCCAGACAATGTCATACTAGTCAGCGACCCACCATTCAATATTGGGTATCACTATCACACTTATAAGGATAAACTAAAAGAGGAAGAGTATTATGACTTTCTCATTAGCGTATTCTCTAACTACAAACACGTGATGATTCATTATCCCGAAAGTTTGTATAAATACTCTTTAAAACTTAAGGTCGCTCCAGAGAAAGTTATCTCTTGGGTATACAATTCTAATAACCATAGACAACATAGGGATATTGCCTACTTTGGTTTGACACCAGACTTTAAGAAGAGAGGACAAGATTATAAGAATCCGACTGATAAGAGAATAAAGAAACTTATTAGTCAGGGTAAAAGGGCTAGATTATATGATTGGTGGAATGTCAATCAAGTCAAGAATGTGTCAAAAGATAAGACGGCACATCCTTGTCAAATGCCCATTGAGGTAATGGAAAATATAATTGGAACATTACCTGACAATGTGACTGTAGTAGACCCCTTTATGGGGAGTGGTACAACGGGACTCGCTTGCAAGAACCTTAAGGTTGACTTCATTGGTATGGAGATGGATGAAGAATATTTTAAGATTGCAAAAGAGAGAATGAGTAAATAATTTTTGTTAAGGAGAAGTGAAATGAAATATATTATATTAACGTTGATGGTTTTTGTTAATTCGGCAATGGCTAAAGCAATCAACTTCGAAGAGGCTATACAGAATAGGACTTATGTATTGTTTGCATTAGGCACAGCAGTATATTATTCTGAACATTGTAGAGGTCTCACAGGAAGAGGAATGCAGTATCTAACACGTGCAATGATACTACACGACCTCAGAGCGCCAATGTTTACAGGTGATAAAATGTATAAAGAAGGGTATAAAGTGGCAGCTGGTTATCCTAGTTGTAGTAAACTTAGAAATGATATAACAGACGCAGGTCTAGGAGCGATGGTAAGATGAAAAAAATGATAATGGCAGTTGTGGTAACAACAATGATGGGAACTTCATCAGCAGGGTTTTTCAGTAGTGGGTGGAATAGTAATAATGGAATCTTCGGATTTAATCCATATTCGTTCATGGAACCTCAATGGTTCATCCAAGAGGCTGAGAACTTTGTAGATGAGTTTGATAATAATAACTATAGTCGTAATAGATATAACTCTGGTTATAATAGATATAACTCTGGTTACAATAACTACAACCTTAATAATTATGGGTATAGTAGATATAATTCGGGTTATAATAAATCTAATATTGATAAGGATTATTACAGTAACTACTTAATAGGTTACAGTAAGTATTATGAATAAGGTTATTATATTGATGGTTGGGATGGTTAGTCTAGCGGCTAACGCCTACCAACACAGACATTCACAACACGAATTCCCAGTCATTACAGGGAACGTTTGGGATGATAGAAAAGTTAAACCATATGAATGGTACGAACAAAGAACCATTCAATTAATGAATAATACTCCAAGAAATAATAAATGGCGAGGATGTCAAAATGAAATTAAGACCCAATGTTAACAAGATAGTGGAAGAGAACATTCTTTTAAAAATTGAGTTAAATACACTCAAAGATAAGTACGAGTTGTTATGTTCTCAGATAAAACAGAATGCAAATAAAGAACGTAATAACGCTTGACAAGTAACAGGTTTTAGTGTATAATATGGTTATTAGGATTATTGGATATTAAATAATGAGTACAGTAACAGAGTATATTAATAATGAGTATAAAGACTACTCAAAGTATGTTCTTTATAGTCGCGCTATACCACATCTGATTGATGGTATGAAACCCTCCCAAAGGAAGATTTTGTACACAGCTATAAAGACTGCAAAGAAGAAAATCAAAACTGCATCCTTATCAGGTAACACTATATCACAAGGAAATTACCATCACGGTGATGCTTCACTCAATGAGGCAATCATTAAAATGGTTCAACCATTTGCTAACAACGCACCACTACTAGATGGTGAGGGTTCATTTGGTTCTAGACTTGTTCCTGAGGCAGCAGCTCCAAGATACACGTATGTGAAACTTGGTAAGAACTTCGAGAAGTATTTTATCGATACTGAAGTAGCAGAACAATCAGTGGATCCAGAAGATCCAGAACCAGCATTTTACTTGCCTGTAATTCCTTGGGTATTGGTAAATGGTGTCAAAGGTATTGCAGTTGGTTTTGCAACTGATATATTACCAAGACATCCAAAGTCCTT